ACTAGTCAGCGCACACATACAGGTCACATGTACATACATGAGTGACGTAAATGTGTGCGTGCGACAAAGGATATCCCGATTAGTTGGAGCAGCAACTCGTTATCATGCTTGTTATGGCACCGCTTATTATGTTATTATTTCATGCATTCGTAGAATTCACTATGTAATTATTTATAGCTGATAATAAAATTAAAATAATTCAATTATTCGACTGCTTATCGCTGGGGCCATACAAATGTGGATCGTTTTACAAGCATTCCGGGAATACATATTGTATGTATAATGATAAATGTAAAGCGCAGTTTCCATACGTTTTCGTGCGTTTTGTATTTCTTAACAAAAAGTTTAAAACATTTTTATTATTTCAACTTGCTCACCAGCGTTTACGGCACACAGCTTGCCTGCCGTTGCTTGGCGGCCGTGCTCGGGTCATGCCAGTGTGCATTTTTGTAAAACAGCATGATGAGGTGCTCCAGTTGGCTACGACAACCAACGGTCATAAACTTGTTGACAATGCGTCATTCTAGTCGAGCGTCAAATACGTAGGCGCCAGTAACTTTTGCATGTTTAGTAGCAATAAATTTCCTTGTTTAACGAGACAATGTAATTGTTGGGGTCGGCCATATGTCGTGGCGTGTGTATCCGCCCTTATTATCAGTGTAACACACTATGTGTCCCCAAAGTTTGATAAGCCACGATCTGTATAATCATTTCGTAAAACTGAGCGCCCGCGATAATGGATTATGTGACGACCTAACTTTAATCCAATAAAAATATAGTTCGTATCCAACTGCACTACGAGTAAGACGTTCTCTGGTTGTCCGGGTCTCCAGAATAAACAAAACCTGAAGTGATGACTTCTGAGACTAAAATCGCAATGCATCCAGAAGAAGACGCAGCAGAATCAGGGGGCCCATCGGTGCAGCCGTATTTTCTGATAAAGGAGGTGTTACCTACGGACCTAATACTCCACATCGGTAACTTCATGAAGTTTGTAGATTATGTGCGCTTCATACGAGTCTTGTGGCCTAACAATGACGAAGACGAATCGGTGCGGATGAAATTGTGGAAGATGTCTACCCACCGTTTGCGCAGTGAGTTTATGAATGGCAAATATCTTGAAATAGAGTATAATTATGATCACACCAGGATCGAAGAACAGCGGGTGCTTATCAACGTCAACACTTTGCTGCCGGTGTTAGGCAGCGTGATCCCTCCGGACATGGAAACCTTCGTGGACGTGAAGAGGCTTTTGGCTTTTGTGGAGGCGACCGTTCGTTTAAACGGGTGTTGCGGCCATAATAACGCGTCCTGTCCGTGCCATTTGAATGTCGAGCCTCAGGATGCCGGATATTTTGTACCGCCTTCAGAGAACGGATGTAAGGACGGCCACTTCCATCACTTCTGCGCGCAGCATGTGAATTACTGGTTGTCAAGCGTCTTGGAGTTCTCAATCAAAAATTTGGAAGAAGGGTCATTCAATGAACAAGCCACCTCCAAATTTGTTGGTATTTTGGCTAATACAGTTTACTTCCGACACGACGGGCAACCTCTGCTTCGGTCAAGCCACTTATACAGAGTCATCTAAGAATTGTAACAGTGATACACGGTATATAGTGATGGTGAATATGTACAACAGCATGAATTTAAATGTAAAAGCAATTTATATAATTATACTGACACACCTACTTTTATAGCGAAATAAAGTAATGTACAAAATTACTCCATTGTATTAATTGTCTGGTACGGTAACGGCCCACATTATACCGTACACGCAAACATCGGATTATCGATTATACATTCTATTGTAATGGTCACTTTTGGCCACTTTGCACATGTTAGCGACAGTCCAGTCTGGGATTTGTTATGACGGGAACAGTACGTGTTATCGTGAGATTACAGTGAGGCCCCTAAGAATTGACTAAGTCTGCGAACTTGTAAGAACACCAGCAAGACGAACGAAGCACTTTGGTGCCTTCACATCTGGAGCCACATCTAATCATAGGTAAATCATACGCAGCCGCTGTAGTTCTTAGAGCCCCCTTACCCCTGTACCCCCTTCATGCCCGTGTCCTGTCGTTTCGCTGTTACGAGGTCCCAGGAATAAATGAAAAAGCACATAGTTTATAGATCAATTTATTTTAAAATACGAGTAGATGGGAGGTATTGTGCGGCGTCTATGCTTAATGCTATCCCGGCATGCTTCGAGTATGCTGGGACCACGAAGAACATTTCCTGCGCATTCTTTAGCAGAAACACCGACATAGGTCGTTCGCCTGTACGAAAATACTGCCTGTCTTCTCTGTACAGAAGTAAGTGGTGCTCAGCGATTTCCTCGTCAAAGAGTTCTCTGGATTCTCGATACAGTATGATAGTGTGGAGATAATGTTGGAGCCACGAGACAACGTGGCCCCAACAGTAATGATGGAAGTGCCGACGTGGGCACTGGACCTCCTCCGGCTTGACAAACGATTCATAAGCACCTTCATAGTCATCAAGCAGGTGACATGAGCAGCTGGCGTGTTCGCGGTTGGAGCACATGTTCAGGTGAACGTGCATGACGACCAAGTTGTTGAGCTCTGATATGCTTGCGTATTTGTTCATCCCTGGAACGGTGATCCCGCCGAGTACGGGCAACAAGCAGTTTACATTGACGAGGATGCGATCTTCTTTTCCTCTTGAGGCATCAAAGATGTACTCCACCTCCAAGGGTTTCCCGTCGAAAAACGTGGCTGTGAACGTTGCAGTTGACAGCGCCAAGAATTCTTGTAGAACAATGATGCGCTTACCATTGCCATTCGCAATTTCAGAAGAGTCTTGTGGGTTCATCGTGGTTCCACGATAACTGCTCCGGAAACAAGTAACTTTATGTTTCTTGAAACGTCGTAGAGAACTGTTCAGGTTGCACTCGGTGAATGTCTCTGTGTTGACTAAATTCTATTGTCCATCGGCTTTTATTTTAAACCATGATCTTAAAAGTCCCGTTTTGTAATAATGCATTAATTTGCCATTTATTGTGTTCGGGTGTGACAAGCCTGTTATTTTTATGGCTTTTGACATGCCATAGTGTCACATATTGGTGGCAATCCTCCCATGATAACTCCATTACAACGCGCGAAGCGATTATATTACCGTTAGAAAGCTGTATTTTATCAATAAAGCGTATAAATCTGGTCTCGTTTCGAAAATCTTGTTGTTGTCATGCAACTCCCCATTCACTTTTCGGCTGGTCATCGGTAGCGTGACTAGTGGTCTTTGCCGTGGCCTACATGAGCACGTTGCAGCATGCGATAGCAGGCGAGCATGTTGCGGCATCCGATGGCGGGCAAGCACGTCCGCGACTGTGCAGCGGTGTCGATATCGCATAACGAGATGCAGAGGTTGGGGTCTTTGACAAAAAACCCAGTTTTCCTTAACCGACTCGGTCGTGTGATGTGTGATGCTATCATCGGTGCAGCAGCTCAACGCCAGCCAACATTGTTCTGAATGTAATCACCCAGAGTTTTCTTCTGCACTTGGTGTACCTCTGACTCACTGACCGTGGCCTGCAACGCACAATTACTGTACGTGACCATAATATTTATGAAACGTGACGCTGGTAGGAACACCTGTTTCCCTACCTCTAAAGATTGCAGCCTCAAGATAGCTCCGAACAATGGCAGATTGTCCGATCAGATAAGACCTTCCGGTTTGGATCAATTGGTATGGAGACTTGTTACCTGGCCCCGTGGACGTCCACTGCATTTGCAAACAACTACATCGTGTGCATTGCAATCATACGTATAAACATGCTGCAACTAACAATAGTATATATCTGAAGACCCTAGAACGCTCGTCTTCAAACAACGTAAGCGTCCGGCTTATAATCCCCACTCATTGACGTCAACAACCACCTGAAATGACAATTGGCGATAAGGATCGCAATAGTCGTTAGTGTCCGATGTTTGCCACTTTATCGGCACTCAGCAAAAGTAACACATGTTTATCCAAAACAACCACCTGAAATGACAATTGGCGATAAGGATCGCAATAGTCGTTAGTGTCCGATTTGTGTCACTTTATCGGCACTCAGCAAAAGTAACACATGTTTATCCAAATAGTCTACCTGTACGTTAGTCGTACGGTAGTCGTCTACCTGTACGTTAGTCGTACGGTAGTCGTCTACCTGTACGTTATTTGTAAGGACAGTACAGAAGATTTGGGATTTACTTAACTCTTCGTTGTTGCAGGCCAAAGATTTGACTACGTGCTGACGACGTGCTTTGAAGACATACAAAACATAAGTTGGACGGCTGATGGTCAACGTGATGATGATATGAAGCGTAAGAGCACAGCTCCGAGGAGGAGAGCCGTTTCAAATTCCCAATTAATTCAATTTGGTACGCAAATCGAGACGTCATAAGCTAGTTAAATATGATTATCGATTTAAGGGAGCGACAAACATACACGTGTGGAAAGGGTTCTATTTTTAGCGTATATAAGAAAACAGTGTATGAATATTGTCACCGGTAGTCGTATCCGGACCGTGGCTGTGAAATGCAATCACAAGCACCTGAAAAATGTCTGCGGCGTCCTATGCCCGGCTTAATAGCAAAGCCCGGAGAAATTGTCGTACCTGTTGATATCTTCCTATATATAAGCGCGTTTCTCACCTTTACGAACTACCAGAGTCTCATTCGAGCATTCTGGCCTGATGGTGATGAGGATGAGGTTATCCAGAAGAAACTGTGGAAAATGTCATGCCACAAGTTGGAAGCTACATTTTTCAATGGAAAAAAACTAACGATTGAATATAATTTTGACGCGAAAAGAGAAGGACGACATCGTGTTCTTATCAAGGTGGACTGCTTGTTACCAATCTTCGGTGAAGTTGCGCCAGCAGGGCTGGAGGAGTTTGCAAGCATCTTAGAGTTGGATAAATTTATCGAAGATAACGTTAACTTGGAGACATGTTCGAGCTACCGCCATGTCTGCTGCCCATGCCACTTGGGCTTGACTCGCGAAGAGTTTCCTAAAATGTTTATGGAGCTTGCATTGAGCGAGTGCGAAGAAGACCACTTCCACCACTACTGCCTAGATCACGTGATTTCGTGGTTGGGTAATTATCTGTACACTTTAATTTTATTACGAGAAAGTAAAGAACTGTTTGACGAAGAGATTGCCGAGCAGTATGCATTTTTCCCGAGCCGCATTCCATATTTTCAAAGTGGTAGCCGCGCCACTTCGCCATATTTGCTCGAGAGTGCTCTGAATATCGACACAGTGTGGGGTGGAATGGCTTATTATGATGAAGATGGAAGACTGATTGATGACAAATGGTAACGCGGGGTCCAAAAGTTTATAAAGTGGATGATGAAATGTTCGCTCCAAGTCCACTGGAGTATATAGGTTTAAGCATAGATGTACACAAGTGTTTTCAATTACCTTCCTCGATGTATTTTTTAATAAATTTTTATGTATTATTTATGTCTATACTTATTTCCCTATCCACTGGGTGTCTGAGGAGGTTTGCATAAAGCACATGGCAGCCGGCGTGACGCGTGCGAGCGTTTTTATTTACCAACAGAACGCAAGTTATT